CAAAAGACATACACATTGTGCAAGTCGAGAACAAAAGCGGCATCGTTAGAAAGAGTGTCAACGTCACTACTTTTTCAGATCGACGAGTCGGCATGAGCGCAACAGACACACAAAACGGCGCCGGCGAGCAATTTTTGATTGAAGGTTCGTCGGTTTCGCTAAAGGACAACCTTGTTGTTGATGATAATGACGTTACAGCGATAAAGCCTGTCGTGTTCAACCCTCAAGACAAACCGTCAAACCCGTCTGAAGGAACAACATACTACGACAATGCCGACAACACGCTCAAATACTGGAACGGGCAAACGTACATAACGATACAAGACTCAGTGCCCGCTAAAGGCTACGGGTTTGAGTACGACGCGGCTACGGCATCGCCGGCTTGCGTCCCCGGCACAGGTGAAGCGCCTACAGTGTCAGAGGTGCATAGAAACGTACGAGCTTGCGTGCTTAAAGCCGACGGCTCTGTTAGCTATTATCTCAACCCGTCAGATTGGTCTAAACAGATCAACGGTGACGCAAGTGTGTTGACCGGTTCTGACGGCAACGTAATGATCGAAATCCCCGCTTTTTACTATCAAGAGACGGCGAACGGCAGTCTTAGAACACCAACCCTGTCGAGCGTGCCGTTGCCCGGTTTCAAGTTACATCCGGCGTTTGTTAAAGACGGAGTTGAAGTGCCTTTTAGGTATTACGGTGCGTATGACGCTTGCGTATACAGCGAATCAGAAAAAGAGTATATCGACGGCTTAAATCTTGATGACAACAGCTCAAGGGTTGACACCAACGCTGATAAATTGGCGTCAGTCAAAGGTTACTACCCGATGGTTGGGTTGACCCGAAGCCAATTTAGGCAACTGGCGGCTAATGTCGGCGACGGTTGGCGGCAAGTGGACTACGATCTGGTCGCCGCGGTGCAACTTTTATATCTGGTGGAGTATCAGACGTTTTTTAGCCAATCAGTGCTCGGCGACGGTAACACCAACGGTTCTTATGTGGCATCAAGCGACACGCAGATCGACTCTCCGCACACTGTAGCCGGGGCGGGTGACAGCATTGGCAACGGTTCAACCGACCCGACCACGGGTAAAGGGGTTAATGCCAAGCCCGGCACAAGTTTTATGAAGTACCGCGGGATAGAGAATTTTTACGGCAATGCGTGGAACTGGTCGGACGGCATTAACGTCAACGTCGGCAACGTGGGCACCGTGTATGTGACTAATGACAGCCAATACTTTGCCGACAACACATCCGAAGGCATGAAGTTGGTGGCATCGACTTTGCCTACTGATCGGGGCTACATAAGCCAGTTGCAGTTGGCATCGCCGTACTTTTTGTCCGAGTCTAATTCAGTCGGCTCAAGCACCACTTACGTCACCGACTACCACTACGGCTCGTCATCATTGAATCGTGTGGTTCGTGTTGGCGGGATGGCTAATGGTGGCGGGAGTGCCGGCGCTTTCTGTCTGAATTCGAGTAGTGGCTCGTCGTATCGGCATCGTGGGATCGGCGGTCGGCTCGCGTTTTGATTTTAAGGGGTTTAGGGGTGGCTTTCCTCGATGTCGTTGTGCGTGTGGTTCATGTTGGCAGGAACGCTAATAATGGCGGGAATGCCGGCACTTTCTATCTGAATTCGAATAATGACTCGTCGAATCGGAATCGTAATATCGGCAGTCAGCTCGCTGATCGTAGTGCTCGGTCAGCCACCCACGCTCGAAAGGGCGAATATGTCCGCCCAACAGAGATTAGTAGCGGTTGCGAACGTCTTGGGCTTACTCAGCGATGAAGCGACACGGCAATCTATTTGATCGCATCGTGGACATTGAGAACATCAAACTCGCCCACAAGCAAGCACGGCGTGGAAAGGCTTTTTACTCGGAAGTCAAAATGGTCGATGCCGACATCGAACATTACGCCCAAGAGATACAAAAGATGTTGGTCAACCAGACCTTTACCACGAGCGAGTATGAAGTTCAGGAGCGCTTTGACGGGCGCAAAATGCGGACAATTTATAAGTTGCCGTACTACCCCGATAGGATCGTGCAACACGCGCTACTTAATGTTGCCGAGCCTATTTTGACAAACAGTTTGATACGCGACACCTATCAGTCAATACGAGGTCGTGGCACATCGGACGCAATGCGTCGGGTCAAAAGGCTTGTGCGAAGCCCCAACAGCCCGCGCTATGCGCTCAAGATAGACGTTGCCAAGTTTTACCCGTCGGTCAACAACAACATTATGAAAAAAGCCATCAGGCGCAAGATTAAATGCGTCAAGACGTTGTGGCTGTTTGATGACATTGTGGATAGTATGCCGGGCTTGCCCATAGGCAACTACACAAGCCAAATTTTAGGCAATGTCTACTTGGCTAAATTCGATTGGACGGTAAAGCAACACTTGTGTCCGTCTGGGTATTTCAGGTACTGCGACGACATTGTTTTCATGTCAAACAGCAAAGATGAGCTAATGAGATACAAAGAATGGGCGACAAAGGCATTGTCGGATTTGGCTTTGTCCATTAAGCCCTCGTGGAACGTGTACGACATTAGAGAGCAAGGTGTCGATTTTGTGGGTTACGTTTTCAAACCCTCAAAAACCCGCCTACGCAAAAGTATTAAAGACAACTTCACCAAGGCGTGCAAAGAGCTCAAACGCTTACCGGCTACTACGCGCAACCTGAGCCGGGTGATGGCTTACAAGGGTTGGGCTAAATCCTGTAATGGCAAAGAGCTTTGGCGCAAGCACACCTATCAGATTCGCAAAAAATATCCATCACAAATAAGAGGTGCATTATGAAAACATACTCCGCTAGTGAGCCCGAGGTCTTTGCCGTGTCGGGTGATGAAGTTCGAATCCACTGGGGTGTACAAGAGCAAACCGTGCAAGACATGGACGGCGATGATCGTACTCAATGGGTCGCCAACGAAGCGCTGATAAAAGTCCATGACAGCCGGGAAAAGATTATCGAAAAGATCATCGGGTCTGTCTACTCTATTCAAGAGGAAATTGCACTTATAAACAACCGAGACGAGCGCCCAGAGGATTATGGGGTTTACCAGACGGTAAGACAAACGGCAAAAGACTTGGCGACGCAGTGGGTGAATCAGCGTGACTGACTGCACCCTAGACTTGACCACGGTTATCACGCACTTTGCTTCAGCCGGGAGTGCGTTCTTAGGCGGCACAAGCATGATGGTCTACATGCAACCGAGCACTATCCGCGAAGCTGTTGTCCGAATCTTGGTCAGTGTCGGCTCGGGTGTGACACTTGCTCCTGCGATTACGCACAAAATATTTGACGACCCATCGACCGACTATCGAGTCGTGGCGGGCATTAGCTTCGCCGTGGGTTTTGTGGCGTGGTCAGCATTGGGCAGTGTCGCCCGTTATTTTGAACATCGCCGCAATCAAGACGCGATGGAATTGGTGAAGGGGGTTAAAAAATGATGGGTTGGCTTTACGGCGTAGCGTCTACCGTTGAATTTGCATTGGGGACGCTAATTCTTGTCGGTCTTTTTAATGACGTGTGGCAGACAGCGGTTAAATCAAAGGGATTATTTTGGGCGCTCGGTTGGTCGGCTTACGCTATGTCATTTTGCAGTTTTCTCAAAGCGATGGGTGACACGTCGCCGGTGTTTGATGTTGTGACCGGCTCGGTGCAAATCCTTTTCCATGCGCTTGTTTTGTCGTATGTGACCGTGTACATGGTTGAGCACTGGGGGCGTGACAATGCACGTTAGCGAGCAAGGCATCGAGTTGATCAAGCAACTCGAAGGGTTCAGCGACGTGGCGTATCCGGACCCAGCCACTAAATCAGCCCCCTTCACGATTGGCTTTGGGCGAACGCACAACGTCAAACCTGACCAAAGGTGTGATCGTATGCAAGCAGATTATTGGCTACGCCATCAAGACGCGCCACGGGCGGCTCAGTGCGTCAACAATCATGTCAAGCGTCCACTGAAGCAACATGAGTTTGATGCGCTTGTCAGCTTTGTTTATAACGTCGGGTGCGGTAATTTTCGCAACTCAACGATGCTCAAGTTGCTAAACCAAGGCAACAAAAAAGGCGCATCGGCTGAGTTTGGCAAGTGGGTGTACGCGGCGCACAAACAACTGCCCGGATTGGTCAAACGACGTGCGAGGGAACGCGATGTTTTCGATCACGGTTATTTATGAATTTTTGAGGGCTCACGCCAAGACGCTAATCGTCGGCGTGGGGTTTTTACTAGTGTTCGCGGTTGCGTACACG